AGTCCTCAACATCACCCCGACGAGATAGCCCCCTAGGAGACTCCTAGTATGGGGTAGGTAGGCACCTTTTACCCTGTGCCCTACCCTAGGATGGCTTTGCGTGCCCTCTCCCCCGCATCAGCCACGGCCTGCCTGCTCACTCCCAGCGCATGTGCCGCTGCAGCTTGGTGCTCATGCCCGGTGATGTGGCCCATCCCTACACCGAAGGCTAACCCTACAAGTCGCAAGTGTAGGTTGCTGTCCTTGTGTCCAGTCAGCATGTAGGTCAGGAGACGCACGATAGCAACCCCTCCTGCTGTTTGCGCCTGGCGTCGTGCTGTGATCCGGTGCCAACGCCACACGTCGTCGATCTGGTCCTCGGTCAAGCCGAGGTCGGCTAGGTCATCGCAAGCGGCTGAGTAGTCGGCGTCGTCAATCATTGATAGGTAGCCGTCTCTCCGGCTGTCACACCACTGCATCGACCGAGTATCCCGGTCCGTGCCACCGGCATGGAGCCAGTATGGCAGGTGTCGCAAATTAAGTGACCCGCCGGTTTGAGGAACGCTCTCGCGTCTAGCCTTGGCGGGTCTGGTGCCGTCTCTCCGGCTGTCACGCCTCACTGTTCGTGGCGTTCTGCATTGGGTGTTTGTACAGTGTCACCCTCTCTGTAGTTCGTCAAGATCCTCCTGTGTCCACCCTTCCCTGCGCATCTGTACTTCCAGTATAGCAGCCCAGGCTGCCCAGCGTGCGGCTTTGGCCTCGGCCTCTTTCAGCTTCATTTTGAGCAAATCAAGCACGCACTCCAACTTGTCAATCCGTGCATTATCCTCCATTATGCTGCGGTGCAGATTTTCCACGATGCTCTGAGCTAAATCAGGATCGCGTCTGTAGCGGTCCGTCCATGTTTGCTTGGCTTCTGCTGCGGTCATTTTGTTCCCTTTTTTAATTTGCGCACTTTTGCCTTCCATTCACCCACTGTCTTTCGGAGTTCCTTATTAGTTTCAATCAAAATACGGATGTGCACTTGTTGGCTTTCAACGTCTTTTTGAAGGCAATCATTTTCTTCTGCCAAGTCGCTGAGAAACTGCATGAGTCGTTTATTCATTCAAGTGCCTCCCGTGCTATTTGCCGAACTGCGTCCATGCGGTCAGGCAAAGTGATGACAAAGTCACAGTCGCGGATGCGCTCAAGTGCGCCCTCCAGTTTGTCAGTGCGTGCCTGTTGCTCGGCTAGGCTAAGTTGCAGCGTCTCCACAATGCTCTGCGCTAGGTCAGGATCGCGCCGATAGCGTTCTGTCCAGGTAAGTTTGGCTTCTGCTGGTGTCATTTTGCCTCCTCTCCCAGCGGTGCCAGCTTGGCCTCCATCATTTCCAGCCCCACCCCGAGCTGGTCAGCCATAAGCATCCGGGCCTCAATCTCGCTCTCGGCAGTGACCGACCACCACCGAAATGGATGGAAGTCGCAGGACACTAGGTAGTGGAGTTTTCTTATAGGGTTGGCTGTGGTCATATTGGGTCGATATAAAAACGCTTTCTAGGGCTGTTTCTGCCCCGCCATGAGGTGGTCTAGCTTTTCTTCAAGGTCAACCATACGGGCTGGCCATATGATTTCGCACCCGATGCAGTTTTCATGCGACCGGGAGAGGTCGAGTCGAAGTGCGTCATTAATGGCAATCTGCCGTTCCAACTTGCGGGCTAAGTCCTGGGCGGCTACGTACACGTCGGCTTTGGTCACGTTGGCTAGGTCTAGGGTCATGGTCTGTAGTCGGTTGGTTTTAATGCGAACTTTAGACAAATCCTAAAGCGGCCCTCATTCGGGCCAATCGTTCCAAATCTTTGGGATCGGTAATCTCGCGCTCGTCGTTTTTTGAGCCGCTGCCGCCCCTCAAGGGCGAGCAAGCGGGCTCAGGTTTTTTATTCTCTATATCTCCCGCTGCCGCTTGGGGCGGCGCGGAGATATTGTTCTCTGTTCTCTTCTTGCACACCTGTGAGGGTTTCACGTCGTGACCCTGTGAGGGTTTCACCTGCTCACCCTGTGAGGGGTTGCCATGACCCTGTGAGGGGTGGCTGATTGAGAGCAAACAAAAGGCGTTTCGGGTTGCCCTAAGTGCTCCGTTGGCGCCGGAAAAAATGCGAATCAACCCGGCCTCTTGGAGGTCAGGAAGGCATCTAGAAACGGTGTTTTTTGACGCTCCTATGTGCTCGGCCAGCTGCTCATAGGAGGCTGCAAAACGGCGTTTCTGGTCGGTGCCAGCGGCACTCTGAAAATGCGTCAAGGCGTGATAAACGGCGTAATGGTTTGGGCCAAATTGGCCTGCAATCTTGGCAGCTTCGCGGGTCTGCCAGGCGAACGGTCCTTCCTGTTTTGGGTTCTCTGATCTGGGTTTCATTTGCGTTTCTTAGGTTCGGGATCTTCCAGCACCGGCTTGGTACATGGCTTCCAGATCATGCCGTCCCGCTCGGGGTCTGGGCTGTGACGAATGTGGATCCGTGCGGAAAATTTACCCGTGTCCATGCTCATCATGCCCGCCCGCAGTCGCCGCTTGGTCATCGTCAGCGAGCACGTCGGCGGGTCTCCCTCGGGAGTCTCCACCCGCTGCAATGTCACCACCTCTCTCGCCCAATTCGTCAGCGCGCTGGATCCAAACCCAGCGTAGGCCAGATCGGAGTCGGTGCGGGCAGTGCCCTCCCTCGGCTTTGGCAAGTGGTGAATCAGTGCCATGATGACGCCGGTCTTGCCGCTGGTCCGGTTGAGTGCATTGCAAAACTGAGTCACCACTGCCTGGTCGGAAATGTCGTCTCCGAGGTAGCACATAAGCGGGTCAATCCAAACGATGTCGGGCTGATGCCGGATCACTAGGGCCTCCAAAACCCGCAGGAACTCGGCCCCGGCGTGCGTGTTGTCGCGGTAGAACACCAGCTTTTCGTTAAGTTCCGCCCGCACCCGCTCGGTGCATTGCCCCTTTCCATACTTGCAGATGACGGATTGCAAGATTTCGGACTGGTCGCCTAGGTCATTTTCGGCCTGCAGAATGAGGCTTTTTAAAGGTCGCACTGGCAGGATCCCAAAGGTGAGCAGTTCGCCAAAAGTGGAAAGTTCCGCAGTGTCCCTCGGTATTGCCCAGCCTATCGCAAGCTGCATGGTCAGGCTGCTTTTGCCGATGCCCGATTGAGCATTGATGAGCACCGAGCCGCCTTTGCACAGCCAACGGTCGCCAAGGATCGTGTTGGGGTCATGTTTCGTGTCATATTCGAGCAATTCCGCAAAACTAGTCTGCCGAACTTCTCCCAGCCCCTGCTCGGCAGCGGCTACGGTCACCGCATCGCCCAGGCTCGCCACTACGTCGCCGGTTGGCTCCCCGGTTGAAAGTGCCTGGGTCGCCTGAGTTAGTTTTGCCAACAGCACACGGCGCCGGGATGCGTCAAGCACCAGCCCGCACCAATCTGGCAACGGGTGCAGGCTTGGCATCATTGCTGTCAGGTCGGAGATTGTGCCGAATGGCACGCCCTGGTTTGCGAGCCGATGGAAAACAGCAATCGGGTCCATGCTTGCCCCCTCATCGGCTGCGGCGCGGATCCCGGCAAAGATGACGCCGTGCGTTGCGTCAAAAAAGTCGCCAGTTCGGAGCCCTTGGCTGGTCACCACCTGCAATGCAGCGTCGGGAGCAAACAGTAGACACCCCAGCACCGCCCGCTCGGCCTGTATGGCCTGCGGGATGTTTGGTTCGCTCATATCTAGAGCGCGGCCTCGAAGTCTCGTTGCTTCCGGCCAAACGGGGTCAGTGTTTCGGCTTCTAGAGTCCCTTCAAACATCTGCACGGCTTTTGCCAGTGTCCACGTCTCAATGCTGTCCCCGTCAATCCCCGCCTGTCCGCACCCCACCAGCGCCCTGTGCGCCTGTTCTAGCTGTCCCGCAATTCTCTCTGCTTCTGTGTTCTCTGATTTTGTCATTTGTCCCCCTAAAGATTATGCGCGTGATCGGATGCGCGCCCCCCGGACTGTCAGTTTAGAACGGGATCTCGTCAGACGCGAGGTCGTCAGACGCACCTGCGCTCAATGGGAGCCAGTTTTTAATCTCTAGATAGCCGCGCTCAGTTTTTGGGTTAATTTTCTCACCCTCAACAAGCTCCACCTTGGCAATCTTGCCGATGCAATCTTCAGGCTCGATATTCAGCGTCTTGCCCTCCACAACTTTCTTTCCGATGGCTGTGGCAAACTCGGCCACGTTACGCGAGTTTTTTGCGGTGAAGACGACCCAGCTTTTGAAGGTCAGCGGCCCCACTTTAACCTCAAGCTGAAGCATCTCGTTGCCTGCCTTAGAAACGGCGTCAATGGCGTGCTCAATGCGGGCCAGATGGATGCCTGGTCCGATGTTCTGGGTGGATTCGGTGGATTCAATTTTTAGTGATGGCATGGTGTTTTAATTTTGAGATTCGCTGATTCTTTTTTTGACTAACTCGAGTGCGGCAACAAGTAGTTGGCCGTCAGTGATCCAGTTTGGCTTGCTGGAAATAAAATGTAGTTGAGTGCTGTCTTGTGCCAAAATCAAAAAATGATCTGACCCATCTAGCAAATCGTTCAACTCGTCGTTTGTGTATTGAATTTTCATATTCCAAAAGCTGCAAAGAATCGCTCAGGAAATGCGACGGCTTGAGTGGCAATGGTGTCGGCTGGAATGTCCAAATAAGTTTGGTCTGCAGTGATCCAGCCCCGTTTCCGTGCGCCTGCGGTGACTTTTTCACGCTGGGCGTCGGTCTTGTCTGCCAACAGCCGCTGCATCGGGTTGATGCGTTGGATCGGATCCGGCAGCGGTTGCGATGTCGCCTCGATTTGCAAAGGCTCAGGATCGCTCTGAGTTGTCACCGGCCCAAACTCTGCCACTTCCTCCGGTGCGTAAAGCCCGGACAGAACGCCAGGATAGATCCCGCGCACTGCCTCGGAAATGCACCGTGCTTTGAGCATCTGTCTCGGAAACTTTTTCCAAGTTAAATTTCCAGTGAGCCCGGCGCGTTCGGCGTCTTTGATCGTCCAGCTAACCTTTAGCGTCCCTCCTTGCGGATGGCTAAATGTGCCAGAGACTGACTCATGCGTGTAATCGTGCCACTCAACGCGGCCCCCAGCTTGCTGGAAACGTGCCAGCATTGCCTCGGATTTAAGAGACGGCTTACCGTTGATGATGTGGTAATCACGGGCGGCCTCCGCAGGATGTCGTCCCTCGGCTTGGCAGAGAAGTCCTAGTGCGAGCGCCTGTGCAGGTGTTTGGATCCCGAACAGTTTGGACTCGGCAATGGCCTGCGCCATTAGTTTTGTTTGGTCGAATGGTATCAGTTGCATGTTGTTCATTTTTTTTGTTGTTAGGGAAGATCTACAATCCACTTTCCGTTTTGTTTGGCAATCCAGAGCTTCTGCATGCCATAGCATCCTTCATGTCGCTCCCATGCCATTGATTTTAGGCAGTTTGCAAGAGCATCAAAAAGCTCAGTATCTGGAACAATCCAGACTCTAGTTTCTCCTGCATACTCAAAGCTGGCATATAAATTCTCATTCAAATCATCCGTGCCGTCACAAGGATGGATGCCAACGCCTGTGATGTAGCCGTAGAACCGTTCTGTTTCTCCAATAGTTTCTATTTTTGTGTGTGTTTTCATTTGGTTGTCGTGAGCTTTTTTCCTGCTTCAAGTATGAGCAGTGCGTCGGCGGTCTTGAGCGTCACTGTGAGTTGCGGATACAGCGCCTGAGCGCGTCCCTTAAGATGCGCCTTCCATCGGTTGCCGTGCGTCTTCTTGTCGCCTAGTCCAAGAGCTTGCTGCCACTTTTTGGGCGGCAGATACTCAATGCGCGCACCGTAGGCTGCCAGCAGTCCCTCGATCCTGCCGTAGTTCCGAAACATAGTCGCCATGCTGGAACCGCTCATTTTGCCCGCAAACTTGGGCAACTCTTCAAGGAACACCGTCGGCGTGTCTGCGCTGGTTGTATTGTGCTGCGTGCACAAAATCATCATCTGCGTGTCCATGTCGTGCAATGTGCCCGGCATTGGCAGTGCGTGCGTGCTGCCATCGGTATCGATGTAGGCAATCCCGCCGCCTACACCTGGGTCAATGGCGATGTAGTTTTGGGTCATCCCCACACCTCCCAGTCGGTCGCAAGTATATCCTTTACAGTCAACGCGACTGGGCCATCTCCAAAAATCATGCCTTGCAGTTTGGGCCATTGTGGCCGCCTGACGTAGTAATACGGTGAGTCAGAAAGTCTCAACGCATTTTGCAAGGTGCAGCCAACAAACCTTTTTTTAGGGTCAGGAGCATGAGGCTTTGGTGGTTCACCTTCCCACATTCTCTCTACCAAATGCGCAACAGGTACGCCTTTGAGTCCTGCAAGATTGTTCAGGTAGTTTATATCTTTGGTCGAATCTTTGACCCGCACCCTCCAGCCAGCGGCCAGCTTGTCCAGCAGTTCGTTTCTTGGTATGTCTTGCATATTATCTTGCTTGCACCAGCGGTTGCTGCCCCGCTTTTTTGTGCACAACCCATTCCGGCAGTTCGTGCCCTGCCGTGCTCCAAAGCGTTTCCGCTTTTTTCCGGCTGAGTGCCCCGAGTGCAGCAATCGCGTTGCCTGCGCCAATGATTCCCTCCTCGACTGCTCTAGCGAGGTGCTCGGGCTCGACGTACTCGGTCACCCTCGCCTTCTGCAATCTCCACCCATGCACCGGCTGCCCAGCTTCGAGCAGTTCGCGGGCCTTGACCTTGGCGGCATCACGGAAGTCTTCTAGCGTGCTGCACGCCGTTAGAAACTTGCCAACCTGCACCGGGTCATTGAGCAGCGCCAGAAACCCCTCGTCCTGCACCGTCGGGGCGAGCCCTGCCACTGTCACTAGTGCGCTGTCTTTGGCCTGTACCCGAGCGGGACAGGTCAGGCTTTTGGCACACCAGCCGCAGTAATCGTTTTCACGCGGCCCGCTGCCCACATTGGCGAGGATGCCGCGCACTAGGTCGGACGCGGACTTGTATGTCCAGTGATGTGTGACGACCTGCCGTTGGTCGCAGAATAGCAGGTGCGTGGTCCAAGACTGTTCAAAACGCATCTGCATGAGCCCGAGTGCATAGGCTGCCATCTGCGCTCGGTAATCGTAGATCTGCCCGCTCTTGAGGTCCATACTCCAGTTAGCACGGGCTGCCACGCCGTCCACCGTGCCAGTGTGCTCTAGCCCCGCTGTCTGCACTCGGCACCCCTCATCCAATGTCACAAGTCCGTCACGGACGCCTCCCATCTGTGCGCATTGGTTGATGGTCCACCGCACTGCGTCGGCGTCCTCCTCAGGTAAATCCCAGTCAGGGAATTCGCCGGTCGTCCACGCATGACGAAAAGCCTGGTCCAGTTTGGTCCCGCGTGCGGCTGCCGGACTGGTGCCTGGCGCCCCTTCGTACTGCCCGCACAAGGCGAGCTTGGGGAGTGATGAATGTCTAATTTTCATGCTACTTAGCCTCCTTGATTGCGGCGGTGAACAGCGCGCGAATTGATTCAACCGAGTAAAGCCTGCGTCCGCGTGTTCTGCCTGGCTCGCAAATCGCCACAGTTTGCACCTGTCCCGCTTTTCCCAGCTTCCAAAGATGGGTACGTGTGAGCCCGAACATTAATTCGGCCTGCTCATACCCCACCCATTCGGCAAAGGGCGGCTGTTCTGTTTTTTGTGTTGTGTTCATTTTGTTCTCTGCTGGTTTCTTGCTGCTCTAAAAACTTTGCTGCACGCGGGGCTGCACGTCTTGGCAACGCCGCTGCCTGCTGGCCTCACTGGCCTCACCTGATGGCATATGACGCACTCAGCCACCTTTGGCTGCGTCTGCGTGTAGCTGTGTTGAGCTTTGAAGCTCGCTACCTGCATCGTTTGGCTGCACTCTTTAGAGCAGCACACCTTTTTCTTGTCGGCTGGTCTAAACTCAACCCCGCAGCTTTTGCACGGCTTAATCGGGATCCTGCACACCTGGCACTTGGTCAACGTGCGCTTGTGCCGCTCAAAGCTGCATCCACATTCGTCGCACTCGGTTGTCTGCCAATCCAGCAGCGGGCCGCGTTTGACGACCGGCACCGGCACCAGCCCGCTCGGGTCAGGCCGTTTGATAAGCCCTTGGCGGATTGCTGCTGCCACCAATGCGGGCAACTCGGCCAACTCCGGCTTGAGTGTGTTCTCGGCTAGGCTGCCGAGACGGGCGATGTACCCCTTGTGATGGCGACTTGGCGGGCTCCAGTACGGCGCCCCGTTCATGGTGCTCATCGTGTCAGGCGAAGGATGACCCCCACGTTGATGATTGTCAGTGCGGCAAAAATCAGCGCCTCTACCATGTCATTGGCGCCAGCGAGGGCCAGGATGTCGACGATGGCCAGCATCCAAAAACCAGCGGAAAACAAGATGCTGTGCTTGCGTTTGTTGGGCGGCGGTGTCGGGCCCTGAAAAGGGCGGGAGTAGTGTGAGGTGGACATGGCAATTAGGCGAGCTGAAGGCTGTAGCTGCGCCCGCCGTCCCAATGGCCCTCGGTTGCCACCGCCAGATCTGCCACTGCCTGGGGCAGGTCGCTGAGGTCGTGACCCCTCCACAGGTCAACGTGCAGCGTCGGAGTGGAGTCCTCCGCAGAGTATTCGCAGACCGCCACATGGGCGGCTAGTTCTGCGGGAATGAGTGCGGCAATATCAGTCAGGAATGCAGTGTTCATTTTGTTCTTGGTTCATTGTTCACTCTGACGGCCTCGTCAGCACCCGCCTTACGGGTGGACGCCCCCTCGGGCGTTTCGGCCTTAATTAAGAGTTTAGACGGGCATTCACAATGTGCTTTGCCATCTTCAGGCTAGCCTCACTGTCACTCATATTCTCCTCTCCGGGAGCATAAATATTCCACTCAACCTGTCCCTCCGCGTCGTTCAAAGACGCGTAGTCAAATCTGCGGATCGTGTAGCCCCTGTAAAGGTATTCTCCGGCTGTTATTTTCGTGGCTGTGTGCTGTTGCTTCTTGGTTGCTTTCATGGCGCTGATCTTAGTCGGTTGCGTACGGTTGGCTAGCTTTTTGTAAGATTATTTTTAAGGGGGAAAGGAAGCCCCCCTTGCGGGGGGCGGGTGGTTTAGTTTTTGCGAAAAATCTCAGAACCAATGTTGAGATATTCAGCGTCTAGTTTTTTGAATAAATCCCATTGGCAGAGGCTGGCGGCCACCAAGGCCAGTCGCTTGACCATCTGCTGCTTGTCTTCAAGCGTTGTGATTTTTTCGATTTTTGCGTGGAAGGCGATGTAGTCGTTCGTTGTCATGCGCCCATCTTATCCCCTGCCGTACGGTTGGCTAGCTTTTATTTAATTTATTTTTAGCCCTCCTTAAAGCGTTGGCAACGCTGCGGTTAGGACGCGGCTTGCGTGCGTTTTCCCGTGCGGCCTGTGCTTTTTTTTCACTTTTTGCACTGCCTCCCAGGCTGGCAATCCGTCGGCAAACGTCAGCGCGCGTTTCCATGGTGATTTAACCTGTTGATTTCGCGCTCGATATACCAAATCGCCTTGCGCAAATCCTGCACGGCGTCGCCTTTACTGCCAGCGCGCCACAGGTATTTGATCGCGTTGCCGATGCAGAAGTTGTGGTGCTCGGTCACCGTAATGCATTCCACCCCGGACGGATGCCCGGTGTAATGCGGAGGATGGTTTACGGGGTCATTAGGTGGCTTCATGCGCCCACCTTACCCAACCGCCCACCGCTGTCTACAGCCAACCGCAGCCCAAAGTCGCAAGTGCCTTTGTTTCATGGGGAAAACATGAGCCCCGTCGCAGGCTCTCCCTGCGCACCATACGGCAGATTGCTGGGATCCAAAGCGGCACTCCCGACGCTTAATCTACTCGCCAGCCGGTACAAGTCCAGCCTCGAACAGTTCGGCCTCCTCGCGGCGGCGCCTGCGCAGCCCTGCGGTGTCAGGCCAGAGCCGCTGCATTTCGCGAATCGCGTGCGGAATCTGTTTTAGCTCACCTACGCGGAGCAGACCTTGAATTTCGGCCATCTCCCTGCGCCGGTCGCCCGTCAGGGATGCGCCACGGTTGAACACCATCGACACGAGCGCCGCAGCACAATCGCCCGGCAGCTCCACAACCTGCGGCCAAATGCGGAGCGTCCGCATGTACCAGGTCGGCAGCGTCACGGTCTCGAAGACGGCCATGGCAGCGGCCCAGGGTACTACTAGATGCCTGACATGTGGGAGGACTACCTGCGCTTGCTCGCCCTTGCGCCCCGAGACGCTCACCAGCAGCGCCAGCGTTGCAGAGTCTAGATGCGGCACCCATGCTCGGCTCGTCTCGGTGGCAGGAGTATGGCCTAAGTCCCAGCCGATGCCGATGGTGATGCCAGACTGCTCGCCCGGCCATTCGGGGTTGCGGTCGTAACAGGATTCGCCTCCTGTCTCCCAGCCGATGATTGATTTGATGCCGCGCTCACTAAGATTCATCGTCGTCCTCCTCCTCGGTTAGTTCTGCTTCTGTCGGATGCTCCGACCACCGTAGCGCCTGGTACATTCGTGCGTAAAGGCTGCCGCTCCCAGCCTCAAAGGTCTGGTACGTGTCGGTGTCGCTGTCGTGCGCAAGTATCTGGACGCAATCAAAATGCTCGCCTAAATCGGCGGCAATGCGCTGCAGGTACGCCTGCTTTTCATCTGTGGTCATAGTTTTCCTGTGTGGTAGTGGTTTGCAAGAATCACCTTATTGTCCCGCGTCAAAGTGCGGTACTTTTTGCATTCCCACTTTTTGCGGATCACAAGGTTCTCGGCCATCCCGCGCTTGATGCCGAGTTTATCCATTAATTCGATTAGCGTGTACCAGCCCACGGGCGGATGTTCGCCCACTAGTTCCGCTTTAAGTAGTTCTAACAACGTGCTTTTCATACGGGTAGACGAAAGTCACCGGCGTGCGTTTCTTTTGCCAGCCAGACAACGGTTTCGGAGTCGCAGTATTCTCCCCAGGCAAATCCCCTGCTCCATGAGGTAGTTGCGCGCCGGTTGGCCGCGTAGCCCATCGCGTTTTTATCCCCCAGCCAGCCTACACAATACCCAGTAGGATGCGCCCGATTGCGCCCCTCGGCCTGCATGACGCGGTGCAGGTGTGCAATCACGACCTTGCTGGCAGTTCCGCCGCACACGGCCTCGGCGTGATCGCGCACGGCAGCCTCATTCGTCATATAACCATGGCCCAGCAGCGTATCTCCAATCTGGCGCCACCCGTTTTGGAAATTATAGTCCACCACCTCGCACCGCATCCGTTTGGCCTGGTCGGTGATCTGGTTCATCACACGGCCCGCCAGTGCGGCTACAATGGCACGCGGTGATTCCATAAGCGTGTTTAATCGCGCTTCGTGGTTGCCCAGAAAGTAGAGTCGCGGCTCCAGTTGATGCAGGAACGCGAGCCCGTCCTGTAGGTCAGACTCGGGATCCACGGCAGAATCCGCACTGTCAATTCCCGCGCCCCCGCGAAGGCAGGCTAGGTCCACAGCATCCCCCAAATGGATCGTCGTGTGCGGCTTCCATCGTGTTTTAAACGCCAGCACGCGCTTAAGCAGCGCCTGGTCGGCGTGGTGCCCGTGGCTGCACCCGACGGCCAAGAATCGCTTCCAGCTTCGGGTGATGTTTGCCATCTATTTACGGAGGCTGCGTATCGTTTCCACAATCTTCAGCGCCGTGAAAACCGCCGCCAGCAGACAGCCAGTGACGCGCACCCATTGCTCTACCTCGGACAGCGAGAGTGCCAACGCGCTGACGTTGGCAAGGTTAACCGTTGCGAGGTCGTAGAAATGGCGGCTAGACACGGGCAAGGAAGGTTGATCCCGCCCCTGGCACTGTTGGCAGTCTTCCGGCGGCGTCATAAATTCCAGAGTAGGGCATGATTTTGTCGGGAGGCAGCCCGACGCCGTCAGTTCCCGCCGGGGGGAGGATTCTTTTTGCGACCGATAGGACTACGAGTCCTGCGGGCGGGGTTGCGCCGAGGTAGCGCGCTTGCATCGCGGGAATTACGGGGACCGGCAAAATTGTCATATCGTTTTAAAAGCTGTTTTCCGAAATAGCCGACAAAGGCGCCGAGGATGCCCGCAACGATAGCCCAGACCCCCGGTGCTACGGAAGATGCGATTGCTAGCAGCATGGAAAGGTTGCCGGGTGTGATGCTCATTTCTTTTCGCCTCCCTGCGGGAAGTGACTGGCGCCGTAGTAGAAAGCCACAATAGAGCCCCATGCCGTTGTCAGGCTACCGAGCAGCAGCGTCAGCCCCTCGGAGTTGCCAAGTTCCAACCTGTGAGACATTAGGCCGATGAGGATGGCAAAGTACCCAACGGTGACGCTACACGCCAGTGCCGACGGCACCCATGAGCCCGTAGTCGTCTGCATGTCTCGCGCGTTGTTGCGGTCCTCGGCAGCGAGTTTTTCGGCGTCAATTCCAAGCTCGGCCATGCGGGTCTTAAGTTGCATGTCCGCAGCCTGCAGCGCGGCGATCTGTTCCGCTGTCAGGTTGCCCGAGGTCAGCGCCCGCTGCACCTTGTCGGCTGTCGCGTCACTCATTCCAAGCGCCTTCCCAACGGCCTCCACGGCAGCCCCGCCTAGGGGTCCACCAAGGAGATTGCCGATCGTGGGGAGAAGTTTTGCGAGGAAGGACATTAGAAGTAGGTGGTGACAATTACGATCCCTTGCGCGCCGTTGCCGCCTGCACCAGAATTTCCAACGCCGTCAAGTGCTGCTCCACCACCACCACCTCCCCCGCCGTAAAGCCCACCGTTGCCACCGTTGCCTGCGTTGCCGGTGACGCTGGACCCGCCGCCTGCGCCTGCGCTGCCACTCGCAGTAAACCCTATTGTGACGCTTGGAGCAGATCCGCCATTGCCTCCAATTGTTCCGCCGGAGGCAGTGCCACCAGTAAGCCAACTGCCAAGCTGCGTTCCTCCTGAGCTTCCGGTAAATCCAACCGTTGCAGAAGCTGGAAGTCCCCCGCCAGCGCCGCCGCCAGCGCCGCCGACAGTCATGTTTGAGCCGCTAGAAAGAACTCCTGCCCCTGCGCCTCCCGCAGATCCGTTAGCCCCTTGAAACATGGCGCGCGCGCTCGAAGAAGCCCCAGCAGGTCCACTTGCGGTTGTTGCAGCCGCAGCACCTCCGCCGCCCGAAACTTGTATCCACGCTCCAAAGGAAGAGTTTCCTCCATTAACGCCAGCGTTTCCGTTTGTGGTATTAACCGTTACTGAAGCGCCACCAGTCCCCCCGCTTCCAACGACAACAGTTTCAGTCGATCCTAAAATTGCAGCCGCAATATCACGGACTGAATATGATCCGCCACCCCCTCCACCACCGCCTGATGCTTGAGATGTGACGCCCGCTTTGCGACCAGAGGCTCCGCCGCCGCCGCCAGAAATTACGACGACATTTACGGATTTTGCGTTTTCTGGTTTTGTCCACGTGAACGTCCCCGCCGTTGCGTAGACATCCACCTGAGCCTGTGCAGCCTTGGCGCCCAGCGCGGTTGTCAGCCCGCTAATTTTGCTCTGCGCAATAGCCGCAGCCGGGTCCACATCAGCGTCCACCAAAAGGCTTGCTGGCGATTGCAGCACCCCTGCGGTGTTCTTCCAAAGTCCCGTGCCGCCCACTAGCCCGAGCGAGGTGTGAACGTGGCTCGGCGTGTTGTCCCCGAACTGGGCCGTCACCGTGTGCCCGTTGGCTGTGGCGAGCGCCTCGATGGCAACGTAAATGCGGTCAGTCGCCAGCAGTGTGGTCTGCTCCACCAGCATCGAAAGTGCGTACTGCGCCGACGTGTCAGTAATTACCTGCACTGCCGATGTCGCCAGCGGCGTCAGGGTCGTGCCATTGTAAATGTAGGCCCGCGTGCGAATGCTGTTGCTGTGGTTTTGGTCAGCCACGCCCAGCGCCCAGACGTTAAAGTCCCACAGCCCTGCCGGGATGAGCGTTGTCGCAGGATCCTGCGGTGTCACCTCGGACACAAAGCCAGCCACCAGCGTCCATGTGTCGGGCGTCAGCGTGCCAGTCGTCACGTCCACCTGCGTCACCTGCCCCGTGCGCCCAAGTTGCTTAGGCGTGCCGGGGATGCCGGTCACCGGGGCGTCTGCGTCGGTGCTCTGGTTGAGATAATACGTTAATCCGTTTGCGCCACCGCCGCCTCCGCTAGAGGGTGTTGCCGGTGCCCAGGCTGTGCCGTTCCAGACGAGCGTCTGCCCAGCAGTCGGTGCAGTGCCTGCCAGCGGTTGAGCTTTGAGCTTGTCCACACTGGTCGAGTGCAGGCCGCCGGAAACGTCGCCGGTTAGGATTGGAGAGTTAAGAGGCATGCTAGTAAGTGATTGTGATGGAAGCGTTTCCTGCGCCTTCTGAAATTACGATTGCCACGTTGCTGCCAGCGTACGCGGAAAAGTTTGCTGCGCCGTTGAAAGATTGCCCTGCGGTGCCTGCGGTGCCTGCGGTGCCTGTGCCACCTGCTCCGGGAGTTCCGGGCACACCTACGTCGTTTGAAGTTCCGCTGCTGCCGCCGCCGCCGCCGCCGCCGCACCGATCATATCCGCCGCCGCCGCCACCGCCCCCTCCTGTAAACTGTGCGAAGCCGCCATCTGCGCCAGCTCCTCCATTTAAGTCTCCAGCGCCACCAATTCCTTGTATGCCTGGCCCGCCATTTGTTCCGGGAACAGCATTGCCTCCACCTGCTGCTCCACCAAATGCCTCACCAAGCCCGCCTTGTCCACCTGCTCCCGCAGTTACTCCACTGCCAGTGGCGCCAGCAGCCCCCTGAGAACTTGGCGCACCTCCACCGCCACTGCCGCCGCCACCGAAACCTTTTAAGCCTTTTGTTCCACCGATGCCACCAAGCAAAGACAGTGAAATGGCTGCAAGCGTGAGGTTTTTGCCTGCGTTACCATCAACGCCATCAACGCCATCGGCTCCATTTGCTCCGGTCGTAGGAGAAACCCATGATTGCGTGTCGTTGTCAAAATAAGCATTTGCTCCAACGCTCCCCGTTGCGCCATTTGTACCGTCTGTGCCGGTGCCGCCATCCCCTGCGGTTGCCTGCACAAGTGCGTAACGCACCGATGCGGGCACACTCCAAAGGTAAGTACCTGGCGCGTCAAACGTCACACTGCCACCGCCACCTTGCGGCTCCCACTTGGACGTAGTCGCGTTCCATCCTAGCACCTGCCCGCCTGTTGGTGCCGTTGCCGCCACGTCGCGCCCCTGAATCTTAATGGCATTACCGTCTCCACCACCGCCAGAGCCCGCCACAATCGCGCGGATGCTGATAAGCTCACCGGCCACCGGAGCCTCCACAAAGGTCAGCGTGCCGCCTGCGGTGTCGGTCACTGAGTACTTACTAGGCGGCTGGTCAATGCCTCCAACGCTCACTAGGTAGCCGCCGTCTGCGGTGCCGTTGTAGCCGGAAAACGTAAAGGCCGTGGTGGTGCCGTCGCCGAGATGCTCGGTCACCGTCGTGCCCGCTGCCACGGGCCCATTGAGCAGCGTCACGCCACCGTCGGCGCCAAGGAAAAGCTCACTCGTCAGGGTGTTAACGGCAAGCTCTCCGAGATTTAGCGAGGACGGATTACCCGTCGCCCCGCTCCTCTTTTTGGGGATGATCGGGAAGGCCATAGTTTAGTAAGTTCCAGCAGATGCGACTGTTGCGGTGCCGTCACCTGCAATCTCAATGGATGCCGAGGACTTCACACCGCCGACTACGGTGGAGGTGCCAGGAATCACCTTGGCCGCACCAGCGCCAGAGATGAACAGACCGTTGCTTGCGGCGGAGTCAATGCTCAGAACCCCAAGCTGGGCAGTCGTGGCGATCTGTAGCTGGGCGGTTGCGATCTGCCCGCTGGCGTTGAGTTGCGGGACTTTGCCAGCCTCCGCAAGCTGCGTGATTTGATCAGTGCTAAGTGCGCCCACGTTGGCCGCTGTCAGCACTACGTTGCCCGCTGCTGTTGGGGAAATGTCGTTGACGCTGCGCACTTCGGATTTGGCTCCGTCGATAAAGTCCCAGGTGCTGCCGTTAAAGGCAATCACGTCGCCCGCTTGCACGTACGTCTGCCCGTTAATCGCTGGGCTGAGTGCCGCGCTATTTGCCGCAACGTAGTAATCGCCTTTGTCAGCAGTGCCACCGCCAACAACGCCATTGGATGCAATCACCGGCGAACTGTTGACCGTCCACGCGCCCTTGTAGGTAAGTGCCCCAACAGATGCCGGAGGAAGCTGTGCGCTCGAGATCTTGCCATCCACGCCCAACTGCGGGACCAGTCCGGCAATGGCTGCGGTAGTCAGCGCCGGAATAAACTGTGATGTGGTCAGCCCCACAATCTGGTTGGTCGAGATTAGCCCAGAACCCGTAAGTTGTGGGACGCCGTTAGGTGTCGCCAGCACGGTCAGCTGTGAGGTCTGCACTGCGCCGCCACCGATCTCCACCACTCCACTGTTGGCCTTGGCGTAGAGTTTGCCGCTGGCGGTATTGATAGCCAACTCGCCCAACTGGAGCGCGCCGGAAAGCGGTGCGATTTCGGAGGTCGCAACAGCGTTGCGGATAGGGATGATTGGGAATGCCATAGGATGAGTTTAGTAAGTGCCTGCGGTGTACGTTGATGGCACCCACTCGGTGCCGTTAAATTGAAAAACTTGGTTGGCTGTCGGATCCGTGGTGGACACTGGTTGGCCTTGAATGCCGATAACAGTTGCCACGGTGTCAGTCTCGCCAGCCACCAGCGAAAGGTCCCCAGAGACACTGGTCAGTGCACCAGGAGGGCCCTGTGGCCCTGCTGGGCCTGCTGGGCCTTGGAGCCCTGGCACACCAGTAAGGAGAGTGACGACCAAAGGGCCGCAAGAGTTGTCGCAGCTCATGTCAGGAAATAGTTACGCGGGCCTCGATAAGGCGAATGTCCCAGCCGTCCGGGCGCTGGACGTTGATGGTTAGCACCGCCCCAAACTGAGCCGATAGCAGCGCGGTCTGCGTGTTGGTGAGCCGCAGTGCCACCGTCTCGGGCGTGGGCCGCACAATGCTGGGGGTCGTCAATGCCACACCGGCAGCGGTTTTGAGGGTCACGCCGACGAACCAAGCCGTCAGGTCGGAATACATCGAGCAGGGACCGTCTTCCTGAAGCTGGAAAGAAAAATCCCAGTCCGTCCCGCGCTGGATAGTTGAAGATGTTTGGACGGCGACCATTACAATTTAGAGGGTCGGGACAAGTAATTTTGCGCGCTGTCACAGCAGCCGCTCACTGGTTGCGCGCCCTCTGGCCACGCCTTGGCAGCGATCTCATCGGCACGGCTGGCGAGCTTATTAAGCGGGCATGTCGGCGCCTCGCTGAGAATTTGGAACCGTGCCACGCAGCCGGTCCGCTGGTAGCAGCTTAGGCAGATGGCGGTCCTTTTGTCGACTAACCAGCGCGGGATCATGTGATTTGAAAATTGACCTGCAGCGACGCAGTTAGAAAGCCGTTTTCCGAAACGCCCGATTGATTGTCCTTGAGCCACACAAATGCGACCTCCGATGGCGATGGTGCGCCCGGTGTGCCCTCACCCAGGCCAACCCGCAACACTGGCTCGGCCAGCCCGTCAATTTGGGCGCGAAATGATTTGGAATAAGGATCATTTTCCCAATCGGGGTAGGGGTTCAGTGGCAACAAAGTTGTACGCACATCGTAATTATCGGGCACGTACTTAAAGTAGATTCCCACCTCAGACTCAAAGGTCTGTCCATCATTGGTCGTTGTGGTCAGCGTGATTGTGTTGCGCTGTTGCAGGCTGCCTACAATCTGAGCGCGACCCTCGCAAAGATTGTCGCCTCTCAAAATGTAGTCATCGGTCGAGGTCAACGGGTTACCCACGCATTGTAGTTCTCGGTGCGTCCATCCCGTGTACAACGGGCCGTGCGTAATCACTCCAGATCCACTGGTCGTAGATGTCTCGTCACTCTCACTGTAACTCACTGTTACAGCCACACTTCCCGTAATTTTCTTGCGCCACTCGTAGCAGTTCATTCGGTCCAGGCAAGGGTGCAAGGATTAGGCACTGGCTCTGTGCACACGTTAGTGATCTGCGTAATGGCCTTGGGATCACCAGCGGTGATCACTGTCGCAATCAAAATGTAGACCTCGCTGGCTGTGTTAGGCAGCAGCGCGTCGGACGCCAAAATAGTGATGGCAGTGTTGTCTGGGTCGATCTGTAGCGTGGTCGTGTTGTACAGAATTTTGGCGTAGATGTATGAGTTTTTGCTTATGTCCAGTTTGAAGGCGCCAAACCCTAAACCCATGCCGTTGGGCCATCTACCAGCAATTTGATTCTGCGCGACCTCCACTTTCATTACGGTCCCCTCGCTGGCGTCAGTCACTTTAAAAAACCGGCAAGGCGCAATACCGCCCGCCACAAACGGCACGGCGCAAGTGTTTAGCACCCAATCAACGTAGCGGCTGGAGTCCGCTCGATAGCCAACGCTAAACTCTGCCAGCTTGAAATAAACGTAGGTGTCGGTGCTGGCCTCGTACTGGGTGTCCGTAAAAATTGTGATGTTGCCGGGGTCGGTCTGAATAATCCCGTTATCCACAACCATCCCACAGTAAACGACATACCAATCTTGATCTTCTGACACCACCAGCGAAAAGGTGTCTGTCAGAGTCATGTCAGTTGGCAGCGTGTTGTCCACCAGCCCACTGCGCACGGTGATGCGGCAGACTCCATCCCTGCTGTCGTCCTCAACCAAAAACGGGCAAGTCGGGACTGGCCGCTGATTTACAAGCGGACACAGGTTTGTGATTTTAAAAATGTACGGCTTGTTTTCTTTGTCGTTCCTTTTTTCAATGATTGCCGCAGGAAACTTTTGGTACGTCGAGTTACCGTAAGAAAGAAACGCCTCGTTGCTGACGGTTATGGATGTCGCGTCAGGCAAGATTTCGCCGTACTGATCTGTGAGAAGGTTGATGTAAATATACTCAATGCCAGCCTCTTGAGTAATCTCCATTACGTAATTGGGCGCGCCAGAATCGCCACTCATCCCCTGCGGATAACGTCCCTTTGGCACTGCCTCACTGATCGTGCTCAGGATGGGGTTTTGCGAAACCATTACCTTCAGCGTCAACACTTCGCCATTAAGTTCCGACACGTCGCTCACTCGGAATTGGCATTCATTTTCACCGCCGCCTCCACCCCGAACCTGCGGGCTCACCGTAATAGTAGTGCCACCAGGCGTCCGCGAAAACGTGCCGCCAATTACGGAAGTGACTGCTGCGGAACGAATGGCGTTGCTGAGTTTATTAAGCTCGGTGGAGCTTAGTTCAAACCCGCGCCGAAAGTTTGGGATGTCCATGCTAAGTGTAAAGGACGTTCTCCCAATTGCTTCCGCGCGCGCTGCTAAGGTACTCGGTCGTTACCCGCCACTTGCTGCCCTCCTGCTGCGCACTGAGTCCCGTCATAATAAAATTCACCTGACCTGTATTTCCGCCGTAGCCCGGATCGGCAATGATGCCAACCGACGCGGTGCTAGGGTAGCCGTCTTCTAGCGTCGTGTGCTTGATGACCGTGCGAGGCGCCAAGTAGGTAGTAATGCCTTTGGTCCACAATAGATACAGAGTGGAAAACACTTCTCCGGTTTCGTCCGCAGGCGTCCACCCGTTAAGGTCTGGATTGTTCGGACTCTGTTTCCAGATGGACCAGTCCTGTTTATTTTTGGTCGTCAACGCGTTAAAATAAGGATGCGACTCAACCGGCTCCTGCGTGGTCGAGACATCAATCGAATAGACCGCAGGCATGTCTGCGTCAAAAAACTCTTCCACCGTTGTCACCACCCCATCGGCTTGTGTAACGCGGTATGATCGGCAATTGGGGTCTGGATCCTCCCAAGCAAAAGCCTGTTTCGTGACCGTGTAAGTGATTAGACCCGTTGGGTCTTTGCTGGCTTCAACTTGCGTTTCGGTTGCCATAAAATTAAGCAGTGAGAATCATGCTGCCGCTGACGTTGGGAGAGATTTGGTAGCTTTGTCCGCCTTCTTTTACAGTTTGGATCAGGTCTTTGATGTAGTCGCGGATGTCCTCCTGAATTCGCACGGACTGGTATGCTGGCGAGTTGTCTTGTCCCCCTGACAAAAGAGCAGAACCGCCCCCGACCTTTTGCAGGCTGGATATGTCTGCCATTGCAAGCGGGCCACGGCCTCCAGTTTCTAACTTTTGCAAATATCCTGCGCCTGATTCTCCAACTTCTGGCGTTGCGTATTTCTTGCGAGCCTCTGCCCGCTTCTTTTCGATGTCCTGGCGGATCTGATCAAAAATGCTTGTGGTCGGCTGCGGTTTTTCGGCAGCCACAACAGCCGCGCTTAATGCTGTGCCTCCCCCGCCCATTCCCATGCCGCCCATTCCCATAAATGCTTGGCCTCCATAGGTTCCCTGAGTTTGGCTAAGTTTTTCGGAAGCCTTAACTGCTGGCTCTATTGCTTTAAGTGTGCGCTCCAAAAGTTCAAGCGCCACAGCAATGCCATCACCTAGGCTTTCCCCAATGTGCGTGAGGTCAATCTTGTTTAGTTCGTCAATGAGCCCAGTAAACTGCGGCATCACTTGAGCCGCCATGCCCACAAACAAACCGCGCACCTTGCTGCCAGCAGTTCCCAAGACATCCGATGCGCGATCAAAGACTCCAGCGTTTTCAAGCATCACCTTGGCCTGCGCGCCTAAATTCTCCTCAACATCAGCCAGCCCTCCTGCGGCAAAGACTGACAACAACTTTGCGCCGCTTTTCCCGAAAACTTCCATTGCCATGGCAGACCGCTGCGCCGGGTTCTGGATTTTAGAAATCGCCTCGCCAACCTTGGCTAGTTGCTCGTCGGCGCTCAGTCCTTGAATGTCTTCAATCTGCACGCCCATTTGTGCAAATTTCAAAGCAGCCTCTGCGCTTCCGCTGGCTGCTTCGGCAATGTTCTTTTGCAGCTTTGCCAGCACCGGCTGCACGTCTCCGGCACTCATTCCCGCTTGGTCGAAAGCCATCTGCAAAACCATCAGCTTGTCGATGGCGACTCCCGTCTGCCCGGAAAGGTCCACCAGTGCTCCTCCGGCTTCCATGGCAGAATAAAATCCCTTTGCGGCTGCGGTAAGTGCACTAAATACAGCAGCCCCTCCAACCACTCGCTGAATCATTGAACCCAACCCAGCCATCGAATTTTGAGCACGGTTGATGCCACTGACAAACCCGCTGGTGTCTGCGCCGATTTGGATTGTGTTCGCCATAATTTTTAACGGGAAAAAACGTCACTGCGCCGAATTGCCCTAGCCGAAATGCCAGAGATCAACCGGCGCCTCATTGCCTCGGCTTGGATGTCGTAAGCCTGCTGGAGCGCCCGCTGAATGGTTGATGAGTCAGTGTGCCGGTTTGGGTTTCTGGCTCGAAATGCCACGATGTTTCCGCTCACGCGGAGATTTACCGTGCCAGAGTTTTTGCTTTGCAGCCTTCCCACCCAATCAGGAAATGGGACCCTAAGTCGAGTGGCGGCCTTGCACCACCCTGCGGCAGTGACGCCAATCGTACGCTCCAACAGTGCTTCGACTTGTGCGCGTTTTGCTACGGTGGTGAAATGCTTGGGAGCATTGTCTGGGTAACGCTTGTCTGGCTTTTGATGCTCCTTGATAAACTGCACCAGTGCTGTGGGAGCGGCTTCCATTTCCCGAGAGACAACCTCAAGTTGCGAGCGGCGTGCGGCATTCCTAGCCCTGTCCAGTTGCCTTGCAATGGTTGCCTCGTTGCGAATCACAAGCGCCTTGCGGAGTGAGTTTCTAATTGCCTTTTTGGACGCACGAAACCCTTTTGCAAAAGACCGCCCAGCCATTGGTGGGGTGTATTTAAAAGCGTTTCGCACGAGCCCACGAGCCTGCTCCTCCACCACTTCCTGCGTGGTTCTGCGGGTTACAGCAATCGACCGTTGCAGGTATCGGTTAAACCGAACACCAAACTCGCCTGCATTGGTTGTGACTCGGATGGCGTCACTCATCGTCCTCGTCCTCCTCCTGTTGGCGGGTCACAAACAGGCTTTCCAATGCCACTTCCTTGCGACGCACGGTCCACGCACCATTGCCCCAGATCACGGCGTGGTAAAGCCGCATAAGCTGCGCCAACGGGACCCGGCGTTGTAAGTGGTCTTGTGTCCATCCTGTTTCTCGCGCCAGAACCAAGAGGAACGATTCCTCCCAGCCTGGCGCCGTTAGTTTTTTGGCGCGTCCTCCCGTGTCTTGCCGGGCTGTGGCAGAACGTCCACGCGGCCCGATTCTACGGCTTCAGCTTGTGCTTGGCACCATTCAGCCACCGGCTTTGCCAACGCCAGCGGAAACGCCCGCGTAAAGGCTTTGATGTCAGCAAGCGCGGTGCCGTCGCTGATTGCCTGCTCTACCTCTTCCGGTTCGCGGCTTTGCAGCCAAGCGCATGCGATTACTTGCTTCTGGTCGGAAAGTTTTGCCAACTCCAGTTCGGAGATGGCGAGTTGCGTTGTCATTGTCCAGGGACGCAATTCAAGCGGCCCGACCTGCGTGGTTTTGAGAAAAAACGGGTTCATGCGAAGCGCGCTTGAAATTCGTTTTTGAGCCACTCTGGCGAGTCAGGGTAGACCACCCCAAAGCTGCGGGCGTCTCCGCGTGAGATCCCAACGGCGGCAGATCTGGCAAACCGTTTTAGGTCCCGTGCGTTGTCACGGTAGCCGCGCATCCACGCGATGTCGCTATCAGAGTTTGCCTTGCACCACTCGATGCTTTCAAATCGTTTGCGAAACTCATCAAAATCAATGTCCTCGCCGTCAACCTTGGCGAGCACATCGCAGTTCACGATCCAGCGGACGTGTGCTTTTCCAGCCTCGTCCACGAAGTGCTGGAACCCACCACGTTTGATGAGAGCACCGCCTGAGGTTAACCAGGCGGCAATGATGTCAGTGTTGAAGCTCTTGCCGGGAGCTTCGGAATCCTCAAGTAATCGGAGGCGCATAAGTTAATTGCTAGGAGGCGTTTTTGTAAACTGTCGCGGATGCGGACCATCCACGGAAATCGTCGTTTTTGGAATCCAGCGTGACGTTGGTCCAGATGCCTTTGCCGCTTGTTACGCCAGGCATGCCGGAAGATGAACCGGCAGCAAAAGGACATGTGTCGCCTTTGCCTTTGACGCTCACGGAATAGGTCACATCAAACGTCTTAGCTTCAGAATGCGTGCCGGTGCTGCTGATAAGCTGTTTGAATTCTGCCTTTTGCTCTACGTCTGCGGATTCAATGATTGATCCAGACGCGCTGATGATGGAAATGCCAAAGGTAGCCATATTAAGCAAAAAGCGTGTAGGTCGTTTCAGAAGTTGCGAAATCGTCGTTGGTTTCAGAAACCTTAGACCCAGTAATTTTTGCCCCGCTGAAGCTACCCTCTGGCACTGCGTCCAGATCGGCTTCGCCCTTGGTTTTGACGGTTGTCGTGGTAGTGCTGCGCGGTTTTGCCTGCACAACTACCGTTTGCCCGTCGGAATCGCGGATTGTGGCAAGCTCCACAACAGTTTCTTGCGTGGATTCTTGCAGGTAACCACTAGGCGCGGTCACTCCAAATGTTACGGCTCCAAATGATACGGGCATAATGCTTTAGGGTGTTGGACCAAACCCCACGATGTAGGGCATCGACGTGCGCCAGTGCCGTTCTTCGCGGAGGTTGTCGGTTGATTGTGCGACGACACCGTAAATCTGCACGGCGCCGGAAGTGATTGAGATGGATCGCATTGCGGCATCTACGGCAGACGCAAATGCAGCCTGGTCAGCTTTGGAAAAATCATCGGCCTGTGAGATCACGTTGAGCGTCAGTGTGCCGCGTTGTAGCGGGCTGCCGACCACTACGTCGGTCTGCAACTCCATGAGCACGGCCTGCGACGGGATCGGCTGGTCGTCCTGCGGTTCGCCAATGTAAACGCCCGGAAGCGCCAGCGAGAGAGCTGCCTGCACTGCATCAGCGAGGACGCCGTCGGTCATCGCGTCACATCCTCCAAGTAGATCTTCCAGCTGATCGGATCCTCGTCCCAGCTTGTAATGCGCCGCTCGGTGCCATTGACAGTGAGCTTGGCGCCCTTCACCGGCTCGGGAAACCCAGCTTTCAGAAGTCGCACAAAGCCCGCAAAGTGCTGCTCGTACCCGCCCATTGCCAGCAGGTCAGAGGTCTTCTCACTTGCCACCGAAAACACCGTGACGCCGTCATAAGTGACGGAGTCTGCCTGCATGTAGTCCAGTGCTTGGCTCATTGCAGCTTCGGTGGTGGCGGTCCAGTCGGACATTACAGCAGGCTCTCTTTGTTGCGCTTAGATGCGGGGCGCGGTGCAGGTTGAACATTTACCACCACTAGCGGGCGGCCTTTTTTTCGGTCAGGACGATTAAGGATGTGCAACGAAAGCTCTCCCTTGTCGGGAGTTAGAGTCTTAAACTCGCGCACCGCCGCGTCGTAATCGGTAAAGCTGGCAAGAATCTCCTGCCCCTGAAGGATGACTGTAATCGGTTTAGACATAATCGGGTTACACAAAGGGGCGGGCAGCGGTTAAGCCACCCGCCCCAGAGTTTAAAAACTACTCAGCAACAATGCGGATGCCCATTTCAGTGCGACCCGCCTGCACTCCGTAAAGTACACCAAATGAGTACACTAAATTTGCAGTAAGGTTGTCGTAGAAACGTCGAAATTGGCAGGGAAGGTTCAAGCCCGGCACGATCACGTCAGCGATCTCGGTGCCCATCTGCTGTGCGCCAGAAGCGTCAACGCGGCGAGCTGCCATCAACAGTGCGGACTTGTGGAACACGAAACCGCCAAGGCCCTGGCCGTTTGTGTCGGCGAGATCGGACTCGTAGATGTCAAACCCAGCAACGCGGGGAATGAAGCCTTCGGTCTTTTCGCGGATGAAGCCAGGGAACTCTGCGCTGTTAAGGCTCTTAACGAGGCTGGCAAAGTAGGTCGGGTTCAGCACCACTGCACGGCCCATCTGAGGAGCGCCAGCGGCATTCAAGGATGCGCGCAGGTCAGCGAGGTCGTCCCGGTTGAAATTGCCGGGGTTGATGCCCACGCTGTTAAAGTTGCCGGAAGTGATTAAGTCCCAAAGATCCGAGAACATGCGCTTGCCAGTGGCCTGCAGTGCGGGCTCAACGAAAAGCTGGTTGAGGTCGATGGCAGACTTGGAACGCTCCAAATCGTTGAAGCCGTAGGGGAAGCCGTAGAAGTTGGAAAGCGTGATCGTCTTTGCAACAGTTTCGACGCCCTGGGGGCTGTAGCCGCTGGAAAGGTCCACGGCAGTCGGCTTGACTGGATAGCGAGTTGTGACGGAAGCGCCTGCGGCAGAGATGTCTGCGGAGAAGTCCGTGGCAATCGCGTTAAGCGGTGCAAAAAGGTTCTGGAGAGCGGGAAGGCTTTCCTGAGCGATGGCAGCCAGGTTCACCCCGGCGATGGTATTGGGCATGGTCTTGTGGTTGTTGGGGTTGGACTAGCTGAGTTTCAGCGCGGCTTTGTGCTGCGCATAAAAAGCGTTTCGAGCGTCAATTGGCAGGCTGTTGTACTCAGCCCAAAGCTC